TGTGGTGAGAACATATTTTTAATACTCCATGTTTGGTTTGATTTATATCTATATATAGCACACAATAAAAAAAGGGACCACATAAGCAGTCCCTTTTCTGATATTAAGTTGCAATTAAGATTTAATTACCGTAGGTGTAATAAATCACAGGACCATCATCGACACCTGGAGTTCTTACTGCCACGGCTGTTATGGCTGCTGACATTCCGCCATTGGCGGCCGCTGGGGTGTAACCCGAGTACTGGACGCCTGGGAAAACAAATTCAATAGTATTTCCAGAATTATCCCCAGTATCAAGAACAATGTTCAAACTACCTTTGTCTCCGTCGCGGAACGCCTGAAGAAATCCAATAAAATCTTCATCTCCCATATTTAATGCATCAAGACCAATTGAGAAACTAATCTCAGCAGCTTCGTTAAAACTAATTCTTTCAGAACCAAATCCATAAGTCTGAGTTGGGTCAAGGTTTTCAACTGGAGTTCCCTTGAAATCAATTGATACAGATGGGAGGTTTATGACATTAGCTGCCTCGCCGGCTGAATCCGCAATGGTTATTGTAGCTCCCCTGACCACGTATGGTCGGCAAGATACGTCAGCGGTCGCCCCCGATCCTGAGAAAGCTGTTGGTAGGCTTGATATACCAGTAGTATTTTGCCAATCATCAGAGTCTTCGAATAGACCTGTGTAAGTTGTTGTAATCTTTGCAATTTCACCTGTTGGTAAATCAAACGTGGTGTTTCCTGTGCATCCTACGAATCTATTCATATATGGAAAACCAGTATTAGTATTGGTTTGATAATGGAATAGAGTTGCAACGGCTGGTTGAACTACTGACCCTGAGCTTGCTGGTACTACGGTGGCTGCCACAGCAGTTAGCAATCCATGACTTGGCCTGAATTCGACTAGATCAGTACCATTAGAGGTCGCTGAAAAACCTGATGCTAGCATAGTTTGAGCGAAGTAATTTGCGACTTCGCCTGCTGCTCCACCATCTGTATCGTGCAGTTCTGCTGTTAAAGCTATAGTCGACCCAGCCGAACCTCTAACTCCACACATTGCTCCAGCAAAACCATCCATAACAGATGATCGAGGAATTAAATTAGTTCCCTTATCGTAGCTGATAGATGAGTCGGTTGTTGCGGGCAGCATGCGGATTTGGGTTGCCGATGTTGCAACTGGAGCGGTCAAGGACGTTTGTGCCCCGATAGCCCATCGTAAGTTTTTTGTTAGAAACGGTGTATTACCGGAAGCCATATTGTTATCTCCTTATTAAATTAGGGTCCACGAGATCAAGTAGTTGCACGGTGTCCCAGTAGTATTATTTACATTTGTAATAGTCCATTGATCACCATCATTTATTGAGGCCGAAGTCAAGGGTATCGTTGCCACGCCAGATGTAAATGTAGTTGTATATCGCTCACCTTGAGTTTGATTGATCAAGAATACGGTCGATGAATCTGGCATTGTTGCCGCCGTCAAAGATGTGGCAGTCGACCCTGTTATCGTTCCAGATAAAACAGACAGATTAACTTGCTGGGATGGACTAGCAGAACCCATTGGAGTAGCGAGGGAAGATTGAATTGATACGATCGGAGCTGCAAAAGCATTAGCATACCAAGGAGTTTGTGGCAAATCAATTGGGGCATAGGTTGGCTGATACTTCCAGGCAGTTCTAATTCTAACTTCCATACTCACGCTTGTAGCCACCCAATGTAATGATTGTGATTGAACAGGAATAGTATAGGTTCCAGCATTTGATAACAACCTAGTATCCCACACCACACATCCATCAGTATCGTTTGCTCGATCAGGCAGGCGACCTTCTAGGACCTCCTGAGCAGCGAGAGCTAGATGTTTGGACTGTCTCGTGGCGAAGTCCACCTCGGCCATATCAGATACGGAGATAGCAACTATTTCATAATTGATTACCAAATCTCTAGTTCCCGCCATAGTTTCTGATGCAACCGAGGACGAGGTTTGTTTTACGATTACAACTGGCATTGTATCAAATGGGGAATGGGCCAGGGATGCCAGAGGGAGCATGTCAGATCCAACATAGTACTTCCTTGGCAATTCAATTGCTTCTGCGCCAGTTAGATTCTGGTCCTTATTGTATTCAGTAACCTTTGTGCCCATATATGTATGGAGAGCCCATTGGATCTTCTTTTCCAGGTACGTCTGAGCGTATAGAATTGATTTTATTGCCATCGATTACCTACTGTATATAGTCATCTATATTTACATTTCACCGAACTATTCAACACCTAATCTCTTCTGTATTATTACTATGCCTTTATTATATTCGTTATTAATGTGCTGGCGCGTGAATCCCATCTCCTTACTTATTGATGTGATAGACCTATCGTTCAATAAGAACTCTAAAATGATAAACTTCTGCCGAGCTAGTAGCTTTCCAGACTTGATCAGTTCATCCATGATATTTATAATGTTTTTAACTTCTAAATCAATCATGTCATCACCAGGTAACGACGCATCGCCAAGTCGACCTAATACATCTTCATGCGATTCTTCATTCTGTGCATACGCTGATGGACTATCTTCTACCATTGATTGTGTGTAGAGAAAGCTCTGCATATGTAATCTGATGTAAAACCAAGCGTAATTTGAAAAGGACCCCTTAGAATCATCATATCTATTGGCAGAATCTAATACTCCAACAAACCCAGATTGCATCAAGTCTTTGTAATGTGCAGCCAATGTTGATTTAGCAAAAAGCTTATGCATGATGTGTACTATCATAGCCTCTGTACTGGAGATTAATTGCTGTGATAGTATGGCTGTGGGATTTACTTTGTATTGTAGAGCTAATTGATTCAACTCATTTGGGGGCAGTATTTTGATTGGAGCCATGTTATCTCTCGGTTTCGGGAGTACGCAAGATTAACTAGTTAGGTCCAGAGCAATTTCCCTTCAGAGTTCAAAGTATTTTTAATAAGGTCTTCTATTTTAGCAGGAGTTCCAGGTGTGATAGCATTAAATCGATATAAGTCATTGACGATTGAGGCATAGGGCACATCTATCTGGAATGTTATTGAATCTCCCGACACCGTGAACGACAAGGCTGATGTAGCTTCTAATCTTAATCTTCCAGATTGAACTAAATCTCTACCGTCCCAGTCTTCACCTATGACTGCACCTTCTGTGTCCCATATATCTTGATATGATTCTTCCATAATTTGAGCTACGCCTCGGATAAAGCTTGAATTATCTAACAATTCATTTAGTAGGTCGATATCATACTGAAGATCTTGAGTCCATGAGGTCAGATCAGCAAAGTTTGAATCTAAAGAAATCAATTAGAGGCTCCTGCTGGCCAAAATCCTGCCATTGGTCGTACCAATCTGGTAGGGATTAGCATTAGATTCTGCTCGTGTGACGTACTTCATGCGGTTTGGTCCCTGTTCTGACGTTCTGGATGCTACTCTATCAGGGTGCTTTCTAATGTTATCCAGCATTCTTAAATGTTGATCCATGTAGTATTTCCCAGAGTCAGCGTTGCCTCTATTTTTTGCCACCAGCGTATCAGCTACAGACCTGTATATGATTGCTCGCTTATATAGTAGATACATACTGTCAGTTGCGTCAGTCAATCCAGCAGTCGATAGACCTACGGCCTCGCTCTCCAGTTCCATTTCTGCTGCTGCATATTCAATGATTTCAGATACTTGCGCAGTATTGGGCTGAGTTGTTGCGTCAATAGTTAAATTAGAAACAACAGCCTGTAGGTCTGCTGTGTCAATTGAGAATGTATTTGCCATATGGATTACCTTTGATTGGTTTATCTACTATAGATATTTACAGTTTTGACCATGATGGGCGGATGAATCCGATCAGCCTATCATCATCTAGATTAATGCCTTTAATCTTCTCGTATACCCCATCGCCTTCGGCGGAATCTTCACCATTTGTGTTTCCGCCTACTGTGTGAATCCATCCTTCGGAATCTGGAGCCGCAAGTACCACCTCTGCGTGCCCATATGCTGAGCCGCCTTGTAAGACACCCGACAGGTCGGGCGCAGACCTAACTCTAACCATAATATCTCCAGGTCTTGGAGAAGCAAATCCGGCTCTCACAGCGGCTATTGTGATTCTATTCTCATCGTTTTTGTGCCAACTTCTAACTACCCCTCCCGATGTTTCATTATCCAGTCGCATACCTGTTGATAACGCCGATTGATGAGCACACGCCCATGCAAAATATACGCACCAAGCACCAGCATCAGTAGCATCCCCGCCGCCCATAGCAACAATAGCGTCCACCCAACGACCTCTATTACTTTTTCTTTCCCGGACTTCCATCTTGGCATAGGACCTCGCTATCTGACACATTATTATATTAGGATGGCTTCTCATATCTATCATCATTTTAGCAATCATACTTCTCCTTTTGTGGGATCTTTTCTATTTTTTCCCAACCAATTACTTCTCTATAGTCTATTGTTCTGTGTGGTTCACACATATCTCCATGTTCCCATTCGTTGACCAAACATGTTTCAATACTTTGGAAGTCACCATGTCCCCATGTCAAACATCCAAATAGACACCACAAATAAAATAACTTGATAAACATTATAGCACGCGCCTGGACTTTCCTAGGATGGGTGTGTCATGACGCCCTAGACGACGCACAGGCGTTACTGTGGACGAGATTACCCTAGTACCATACGCATGGTCCCCAATCCAATATGATGCCGCTGAGATGTTAGCTGATGCATTAGGCATTCCATAATCCATCCAATACTTTTGTCCATCCAGACCCGTAAAAAAGCATACGACATGTGCTCCTTTCTTATTATGTTCCTTCTGATAGTATACCGATAGTAAATTAACATTAGTTGCCAGTCCAGACTTCAATAAGCATGATGCGATATAGATTGCATGATCATCACAATCACCGATAGGTTTATAATTTTGAATCCTCTTCTGAGTTAATCTGGGGTGATTAACCTTATCAATTAGTCCATCTGACTTATAGCTTCTACCCATATTTAAAGCTAATGCTATAGATTCAATATTCTTGTGATTTGGGAGAGCCCATCTACCATGATTCTTCGGCTTGGTGCGCCTAATTGTGATTGAATAATAAAGATTGTGTGGCAGCGATGCCAAGAACTTCTTTCCTAATTTCCCCATGTAGACCTCCTCTTAATTAGTACTATTATTACTTACATTTTACTAACATTTATGGAGTCCATGATGTAAAAAAACCTAACAATATCAAACAGTTAGGCTCCTTTCCTAGAATTGACTTTAAGGAATGTTCTCTTAACTTGTTGAAATTAAAAGACTATTTGCATTTGATGTGACCTTTATTTCCTAGAATTGACTTTAAGTAATTTTAATTAAGAGTTAGTCTCTCAAATACCTTCTAAGGACTTTGTTGGTCCTTGATATGGTACGGCGTAGGGTAGGTATTACAAATGGATTCTAGGGGCGGTTGTGGACCTTTAAGTAGACATTGTGATGGGTAACCATGCTTTCAGTTTCTCATAAGCTATGATTTCAAAAGTACTTGAGTCTCCCTAATCGTTGTGGGTGGCCTTGCCTCTTGCTTTCAGATTGTATTGATTGTATTTATTAATGCTATCTCCTCTGTGGTATCTAGTTTCTTGTCTTTCTTATATATGTTCAATGTCCAGTATTGGATTGAAGTTATTTAGTTCTTTTATGTCCGAGTAATAATTAATTATGTCATTTGAAAACTCTTCTTCATATTCTTTCTGGATTATATAGCCATCATGTATCGGCAAGAATAGTATTCCCTTCCTGCATGTCCATTTATCCATCAGCCTACGAGCTATTGTACCCTCAAAGGCTTGTAATTTAATCCCTACGCCTGATCCAATGTAATCTTGTACCAAGGGGTGGGCTTGCAGGAACGCTTTGATTAGAGGGCTTCTGGTGGTCTTTGGGTTATTTATGGCTATATTGACGATCTTTTTCATCTCTGACCTGTCGTATCCCTCTATTAGATATGGATCGTCTGGAGCTTCCAGGTTCTTCATGTGGAAAAGCATTCTTGGTTGGCATGATTTAATGTCGAGATAAACTAATGGCTCACCATTTATTCGTAATCCGACTCTGAATTCTTTTGGGATGTTTTGTGCAGCGCAATACAGTCTTCCGCCTTGCTTGCTGGAGCAATTATTGTAGACAGTTTTGCAGACCAAATGAGGGGTGATATTATAGCTGCCAGGGGCCAAAATGAGGTGCGCCAGTCCAGCCACGTCTATACCTTTGTAATCATTGAAGTTTTTGTATGTTGAGTACCCTGAAATAGTCTCTGTATACTTACCTAAGGGTATAGAGGGGGTGGGTGTGAGATTCAGGTCGTCGTGGGACTCCTCTAGAGGGCTCCAATCTACAGTTGCATCATTAAGCATTCTCGCAAGATGATCTGCCGTCTCATCAGATGCATTGTCTATCATATCTTGAGTTAATTCAAGACTGAGGACGTGTTCTGATGACCAGATAGTCTCCATAGCTTTCAGCAATATATTTCTAGTCCTCTCCAGGTTTCTCGTAGTACCATCAATAGTAGTTGTTAGTCTTTTATTCTGATCTTTAACAATTATTGAGACAAATGATTCTTTAATAAGGGCTGTAGCCTTTTCTTTAGAGTTATATTCGATTGCAGTTGTTAAGTTTTCTGGAGTCACCTCAAAAAGTATCTTTAGTTTTCTTGAAGGAGTTATTCTAGTCTTTCTTCCAGATGCACCTCCAATAATAAAGATGTATCCATGATCTCTCAGTTTCTCTATCGTGTCTTTGATTTCATCTAGTTTGAAAAAGGCATTCTTATAATCCCTTCTTATCATCTTCCCAGACTTAGATTTGTTTGACGCATTTTGTGGACGGTAGTCGTTTTTATCCAGGGATATTGCTATGTAAGCTGGAGCCTCATCAGCCCAGTAATTTAATTCTCTATAATGGCAGTCAGCTAGGTGAGATAGGATTAGATGACCTCTCTTCACGCCACAGGGCCAGCCCATCTTAGATTCCACATATCCAGCCATTATGTACAGTTGATTTGTAGATCCAGCAGATTTTGAAATCATTGGGTCCAACCATATATCCTCCCCTGGTGAGGAAGTATTAGTCTGCTTCATAGCATCCAGCTTGTTTATTTTCATGCTCATATTATTCTCCGTAATTGTTTAATACCAGACATTAATCTGATAATAAAAGAAACTGTTTAGAAACCCCGTAAAAAGCCCGAAGGCGGGGTAGGGAGTTGACGAGGATCAATTCGTCTGGACGGTTTTTACTTTTACGGAGTTTTATTTTGTGTCCATCTCCCTACCCGATACTATATGTATGCACACCGATGGCAAAACTGTCAAGGGTTATGTATTATTATCATAATTGTTCTCCGTTTAGTATTTTCCGACCTGGTACGACCAGATCACCATCCAGATCTTGTCAAGGCTAGACCTGAAAAATGTAAATATTACATCTGGGGCCTTAGCTCATCTGGGAGAGCGCCGCTTTTGCAAGGCGGAGGTGATCGGTTCGAGTCCGATAGGCTCCACTGGAGCCAGACGTCCTTATTAAATGTAAATAGATATGAGATGTATTTCTCACCACGATTAAATAATATTTGGAGAATAACATGGCCACGAGAATTAAACCATTAGACGGATCCTCTGTTTCCGGTGCAGCAGGTGCGTATCTTCTACCTACTGGATCGTTAGTTACTTTTCAGGATGATTTCTCCAGTCCTGTATATATTAACGTATATGTTACTGGGTCTGGAAATGCATTCCTTCAGGCATCTGGAAGCACCAATGTGGCCGATGGTAGGCTTATTGCATCAGGTGGTTCGGCTCAATATGGGCCGGTTAATTATCTAGATTTCCCTACCATTAGATTCGACGCTGAAAGCGGTGCTTGGGTGTCATTCGACGTACTCATCTCAGAGGGCTAAGTATATGTCATCATTAGTTAAAATAGGGTATACTACCGGAATAAGCAACATTCCTCAAGCTGGCTGCGGCGGCGGTGGTGGCGATTTGGGAAATGGTAATGTGTGGACGAGCAATTTAACAGGTACCGCAGGAATTAACGCAGCCAAAGCTACGGCAGGAGAAAATTTAAGTTCTGGAGATGTTTTAATTGTAGCTTTTAGTACAGCACCGGAAGTATTTTTAGTTATTGGCGATTCAACCGGTAACACACAAGTCATTCCGGCTCAATTTCCAGACGGATCTTACTTCACGCCAGCAGGATTATTTGCAGGATGGAGAGGGCAGCTTCCTGGTGATTCAGGATGGACAGACGCCTCACGAGGCTCTGGAGCATGGTCCCTAGCTTCCGATGTCCTAGTCGGTACCTCCACAGCAACCGGTAATAACGAGGCTCGTATGATAGCAGGTGATCAGTCAGCAGACAGGGTACTCTTGGTCATTGAGCAGGCTCAAGCTACATACACCTCTAATAACGAAGCTGAAATTATAGTTGCGGTTAATACCAGTAATCGATATGCATCGTTGCGAATTAATTCCAATGTGTGGAATATGGATGGTGCTTCGGCTTCGTCTATCAATCCCTCTACAGCCACGGATATAGAAATCCTGTGTGATGGTGGAGCTAATGCTATTTATTGGAGATTTGGCCGATCTGGTGCATGGTCCACGAAGACATTTGCTCTTAATTTTGCTCTTAATTTAAGCGGTCGAATTGTATCCGATAGAGTTGGCGCCTCCACAACCACCCTATCGATGGATGCTGGTGTATTGGTGACATTAACTTAATCCCTTAATTATATAATTGATATTCCTATTCCCTCGGCCCGCATGGTCGGGGGTTTTTGGTTTGCGGGGTTTTTAATATGTAAATATAGTATGAAACTATTACTACTAGATCCTGAGTATGTTACGTATTATGAAATAATACAAGTCACGGTGCTATTATATATGTTAAATAATTACTCCGAAGATGAAATGAAATCTTTTTTTCTCCACGAGATCTTCCCTGACATTATGGAAAAAACTTGTGAGAATACCATGTATGACTTTTACTTTCTGAACAAGATAATGCCCCTATGGTTTCCGACCGAACTTGATGTGTGTGATTCAAAGTTAAGATATGAATATAAATAATATTACTCTTAACTTTTTATACTACCTATTTAATTGCGTACGGAGAATCAATACGGAGTTAATATGTACACAGAGAGAATCACAAGTTGGGATCGTAATATTCAAATTGAGAAAAAGAATAGTAAATTCAGCGAGTTACAGATCAAAGAGCAGTTTGCTATAAGATATGATAGTAATCAGATCGCATACCTCCCCGCAACTAACGAAAAAGATCAGAAAGCCGGAATAGATTATTTTGTCAGAGTTGAGCGCGAAGACAATGAAGCACAGACATATACTGTGGATGTAAAAGTAAGAGAGGGTGTCGAAAAATATTGGGCGGATAGTAGACTATCTCAAGATGTGGCTATCGAATGGAGGCAAACAGACTCTTACGGATGGATTAATAACCCAAACTCAAGATGCGATTATGTGCTCTGGGTCTATCCAGGGGTTTCAGAAAAATATAGAAGCTCTATCATGATGCCACATTCTATTTTGTCTCAGATATTTGTATATGATGAAAAAGAAATCAAGAGATTGTGCTCCAAATATAAAATAAATCAGAGGAAAGGAAAGAATCAAGCAGGATGTTACAGCCATTTTGTCGTTGCCACGATGAACCAACTAAATAAAATCATTAACGATTTCCACATGGGCCAATTAAAAGATTAAAAAGAGCAGATAAAATGCTTGCATTGTTCTGCAATTGACTATATAATACACCAGTTACGCACCTCATATTAGACATATAATCGTAACTAAGTTTTCTTTTCGCCGGGAAAACTACCTCTGCCCTCTGAGCCCTAATAAGCTCGGGGGGTTTTTGTTTTAACTTAAGCTCTTTTGAAAAAGAAAAAGGGAAGCACCATCGCTGATACCTCCCTTCGTCCTGAATGTTAGTTAAATAACTAACATATATGATTAGCTGAATGTGATGATTCGGCCTGCTTCGGCATCAGTCACCTGTACGTCGTACCAAGCCTCGCCAGTCACCGCAACTCCTCGTGGTTGCGGGTAAGCAAGATCATGCACATCGAAGCGTACAAGGCCAGCATCGCGAGCGAATGTGCTCATGCATCCGCCAACTGGAGCTGCGTAGCAAAGTACTCCACGATTTGCTAAAGTATAAGCTTTTGCGCCAGCGGAAGTCGTGTATGAGCGACCGTCCACAACTAGGTTGAGGCCAAGAATGTCTCGGAAATAAGCCACAACAGACTGTGCGTCCATGGCTCCAAGTCTACGGAACGATCCACCACCGGCTGCTCCAGCGATTCCAGAACCAAAGACCTGGTCGTTCTGCGTGAGAAATCTAAGGGTATCCTTGCCAATTACAAGAGTATTAGGAGCGTGGCCGGAACCAAGATCGATACTTTCATTCAAAGTCAGGATGGCGGAAGTTATGTCCGTTGATGCGGTCGAAACTGCAATGGTACCACCAGATGCAAGTCCTGCGGTTGCAGCGGCAAGAGCGTTACGGGTGTAACGATCAAGGATTTGGCTTGAGCAAAAGCTCATTGCATTTCCGGCCAAGTCAAGGGTACTGTTCTGACCCTGGAGGGCGTCGATGACGGCTTCGCTGATTGGAAAACCCTCTGAAGCATGTCGAACTGTACTGACAGCGACTGTGCTATATCCGATCGTGTTGCTCACAAAATCAGCGTGGTCCGAGATAGCTCCACCTTGTGCAGAATCGCGCTCGTCGAAACGAGTATCGGTGCTCATAACCTGGAACTGCCCATTGCCCATCGCGTAGTTGGTTGGTGCCGCTTGTAGCATCCCCGGAAGATTGGACATATCTTGTGATCGGTCCCTCCAGAGTCCTTCGATTGCAGCAGTCAAGCTTTCGTTAATATTAGCCATATTTTTATTCTCCCATTATATAATTAGTAGCTTAGTTGCTTACTGTGAAGGGTGCGAACTGGATGTAGAAGAACTGATCATCAGTTCCTGCCTCCAGAGCTGTACCAACGACCTGAGTACCCGCTGGGGTCCCCACAAGAGATCCTGTTACTGCAAGGTGTCCAGATCCTGAAGAAATCAAAAGATCTCCTGCGGATACTGCACCCTGAGCGAGGCATCGAACTTTTGCACCCGGTCCAACTAGCGTAACGTAATCGCCGCTTGCTGCTGATGTGTCGAAGCAAAAGCCTGCGACTGGGGTCGTGTTAGCGGTAACAACTGCTCCATCAACATCAACGCCTTGACCCTGCAAGATTGCCTCTGATGCTAATACTGATATTCTACTTTCTGACATAATTATTTCTCCTTGTAATTATTTATTGGTTATTCTGCTCATAGCTTCGCTATAAGAGATACCCTCAGAAGCAGACAGTTCTTTTGCTGCTACGTAAGGATTTACTTTATCTTGTGTTTTCAATTCTGAAACGCCGCTTGAAAGCCTTTCAGAGAAAAACGAGTCGCTATTTACATTTTTTGACACGTCCAATACGTCGTTATAAAGATCCTGGTCATTCATATAGATACCAACGAGCTTTTCTTTCATATCTCCAAGATGTGGCTTATTGATTAAATCTTTTTCGACGACTCTCTCAGCCTTCATCTTTGCCATTTCGGTGCGCAAAGAAACAACTGACATTAGAAGTTCGGCATTTTCTTTCACAAGGTTGGAATCTTCAGACATTTTTACTTCGTCTTCCTTTTCTTTTCCTTCTTCTTCTGCCGCCTCAACTTTCTCTTCCTCGCTATTGCTTCCGCTATCGTCAGCAGTAGCCTCAGTAGCCTCCCCCTCGTCTGGGGATTCATCAGCGGCTTCAACCTCTTTTTCATTCTGGTCCTCTTTGCGGTCATCATCACGGGCCTCTGAATCTAGTTTTTCAAGCTCGTCCAAACGAGCCATAACTGGTGACAAAAGCTCGTGAATCATTTCTTTTAGTTGATTCATGTCCATAGTATTCTTCTCCTTGTGAATATCATCTTCGGTAGCGTACCTGAGCAAACCATCGTCAGACAGGTGCAAATCCAAGTATACTGTGTTGTCTTTATTTACATTTTCATCAGAAAGTTCCATGTCCGCGACAGGCTTATCTGTAGTTATAAATTGTTGCCTGACCTTATGCCGAGGCGTGGAAGTAATTGACATTTCCAACGGTATCGCAGCAAGAGGTGAATCATTCAGGCCGGAATCATCTGGTCTATAATTCAATCTCATTCCGATGGAAGCCCATTTAATCTTTCCTTCCTTCCAAGAATCTTCCAGCTCTTGATTTAAAAAGAACCCCATCCAGGCACCATCCGAGGCTGAAACTAAGTCAGTTACCTGCCCCCAGACTAATCCATCTGACTTATGCTCTCTTAATACTGGTACGTCATTGGCATCGATCCAAGCTTTCATGGAACTCATGGTTTCTTTATAAAAGTCTTCATCGCCCATCGGTAAGATAGACTCACCATTGAGAACTCCACCTCGTGGCATAATATGGGCAAACTTTTTTATTCTACCCGCCATCTCGTAAGCAATTGCCGCTGCTTGAGCTGGAGTTTTACCTGATTTGACAAGATCTCTAATGTTATTTAATATGATACTGTCGGTGGTGCCTGATATTAGCGGCATATTATTTCTCCTTATTATAATCAATATAATCTGTGGGATCGACTCCCAAGTCTTCCAGGATTTTTGCCATCGCTGTGAGTCCCAGTTCATCCGGGGTGACAATGCCTGATTTAATTAGTTCGACCACCTTGTTTGAATCAAATCCCTTATTATCAGATATGCTTTCAAATAGCTCGACCTGAGGTGCGTCTGACGGAGAAAAACCTGCAATGTAGGTAAGAATCTCCATAATTTTCGATTCCGGGGCAACATCCCCGTTGATAATAGTCAAAAACTGATAAACGTGGTTTTCAAACTTAATTGCATCGTCCATCGCAAACTCCTGACCAAGAGCGAGACTCCCGACACCAGTCATACCAAGGGTGGAAAGGGTAGAATCCAAAGCTTGTTTTATTTTTGTATCAAAATATCCCAACATGTTGTTAGCATTCTCAATTCCAGGCTGCTGGGCATTCACAAAATCTGGTTTGAGTCCATACGAAGCAATCAATGGGCTCGAATAACCTGCAAAATAGTCTACTAAATATGAACTGGCAATGTCCCACGACGCTTCCGTGGTCCCTTCCTCCTGTTCTTGAAAATAAAAGATTCCAGCTTGCTGTTTTCTTAGTTCCATATAGTTCAAAAGATCTTCTTTCCACGCGGAAAATATTGCCACGATCTTTCGTAAGTCTGAGATACCCCAGAAATTACCTGTAAAATTGAGCTTGCCGAACCAAACAAGGCGAGTAGCTGGGACTTCCACGATATTATCATCTGTAATAATCCAGGCAGCTTTCAATCTATCCCTAGTATCATTCAACTCAAATCTATCAACTTGGTAGGGTGCAATTGGCAGAAGTTGCGGGTTGTTTTTGTACTGACCCTCAGACGGAATCCAAATCTCATACAGAGAAAATCCATAGCTCGATACGTGATTATAAACATGACCGATAAATGAATTCAAATCGAAGTTCTCCATGTTTTCAAACATGTATTTTATGGCCTCGGATGCCATAATTTGGTCTGGGGATGGATCATCATATCTTGGTCTGATCTTATAATCCAAGTTAGAAACTGCCGACACCCTGGAATCCATGCAAGATGCAATAATATCATGGGAATCTCTCATCTCCATGTATAGTCCACGGCAAGAATTTGCACGACCAATCAACTCTTGTGGGGAAAACAACCTATTACTATCATAAAAGCCAGCCTTGTTACCTCTATAAGAAAAACCTTCGGTCATCCTCTCAGCGTTAGCTTTTGCGCGTCTACGAGCAGCAAGGTTAACACCTACCTTGTCAATGCTTTGGTTTTTGGATTTCTGATCATCTGATGTCATATTTTTAACCTTTTTGAATCCTATAAGTCATACTATATATTACATTTATGTGAATATCACATGTAATCCTCAGCATAAAAACTATATGCTTGTCGAAGAGTATCTTTTGTCAAAATAAATGCGCCCATATTGACTGAATAAGGGAGGGCCTGGGTGAGCAAACTGTAGAGATATATTTGATTCAATTTCTTTCCTTTATAAATCCCATCTTCTGAATGTGTAACAATGTCTTTTAATATATCTATGAGACTATAAGCTAATTGTTTTGAATAATATGAGGAGGATGTATCCGGGATGTACTCTGATAGGAGTTGCCAATTGATTGTGTCGATAATTTGGGCCCATGATACATCCTCCTCCGCCGCCATCTCTTCAACCTGTGCCTCGTCATTCATCGATACAATGTATCTGATGGGAGTATTAATTAATACTTTGTTCTCTTTTTTACGGTGCCAACCCCACGTACATCCAGGGAATTCTTCATCGACCCAATCTCCAATCTTCCATCTTTCCGTGTTCTTCAAATCCCTCAAATGATCTGGAAGGTCTTTGATGCTACTCTTGTATTTAATCTTTCCAATATCTCCAGAAGTAGCCCTCTTACTCTGACCCTTATGATAATCAACTAGCCATCCACGCGCACAGAGTAGTAAGTAATTGAAACTCTTGGACTTTGACGAATCCCAATTAAAAAGAATGCATTCGTTCAAAAAAGCTGTGCATCCGTGGATTACGTCATAGTTAAGCGCGCGACTAGCAAATCTATTTCCGAGACTACGATCAATTATCACGGCTGCTGCATTAACTAGTCCTGCTAGCTGTGCATGTATCTGATCGTCATAGAGAGCCTTTCTGAGCGACTCTGGACCCACCATTTTGGCCGTTTTTGACTTTTTGTCTATGACATATAAAGACTTATACTGCCCCAACAAGGGATTCATAACGTCGTTGTCCCAGAAATTCTTCTTTTTTGCCATTGATTTACCTCGATTGAATGCTATATATGATTGATATATTATGTAGTAGCTATAGAGGAAATAAATATGAATTACATAGATTTAGAAGAAAAAGAACTCCGAGCACAGGCTAAAAAAGCCAAAATAAGGAACTGGCACAACAAGAAGTTAGATAATCTAATAGAAGACTTACAAGACAGGGACTTAGAAAAAATAAAAGAGTCAGAAGAAATGTATATTACACCTCTTGTTACTAAACTGGTAGATCTGAGTATCCTTAAATCTGAAAGAAGAACTAAATTCTGTCAGTTTGTGCAATCGTACTCTGCGTTTTTAACGCAAAACCCTATCACCATTAATTTGGAAAACCTTACAATGGCATATAGTCGTCAATATGGTCAGATGTCTTTCAATGCTTTTCTTAAAAACTTAGAATGTCTAGCAAATCTATATAATTGGAAGCTTTCTGAGACAGAATTATATATAGAAGGACCATGGACAATGTCTCCATCCTGGTTTTTAATGACCTGGGAAGAATGTGAAACAGTAGAGTTGTTTAACAAAATAGTTGAGGTGGTGCATGCCTAATATTATCATAGATAATAAGAAATTAGCTAAATACACGACTGCTGACTCTAATCCAAAAATATCATCATGGATTGAATATGCAATACAACGTATGGGGGAATGCGCCCCCTCAACCCAGATCCGCATGGAACTTAGATCTGATAAGGCCACGTCCAGAGAGGCTGATATTGCAATCGGATGTGCTAAATATGTCTTGACCATGGACGAGGACTGGCAGCTTGAGATGATAGCTGGAGTTAGAGCCGGACTATCAAGCATGATAACTCAGTATAATGATATGATTAATAGATCCAAACACGATCATGAGAAAGCCCAGTTGATGAGTTTAAAACTTCAAGCTTATAACACAATGACAAAGCTTTTAGCTAAGCATAGTACATTGGAAATTTCTACAAGCAAAGAAGATATAAAGGAGATAGTATTTGAAACCTATGGAAAATAAAACTCAATTAAATCAACTACTTGAACAGATATATAACAATGTACTTCAACCTCATCAAGTAGAATGGCTAGATTCCATGTTGGCCGGAGATACTATCATCTTAGGGTCCAGACGAATTGGTAAGTCCTTTGTTTCCGCTCTCGCTGCCGTGTTATTGTGCGCAGGTGTTACACACAAAGGCGTTACACATAAGGGTTCAGACGTAGTTATTATTTCTAAAGATCTTAGAACCGCTCAAGAAATGGTACGGGAAGTAAAAAGACATACAGAAGCATTTGATCTTATTAAAAAGATAACGGATAGTAAGAGGGGTTCTGTTACATCTATATGGTTGAAAAATGGTAAGAAAATCATGGCCTTACCAGGATTGCCCAAATCTGGTCGAGGACTTGGAGGTCATGTCATCGTCGACGAATTTGCTCATAACGAAGGAGAATCAAACGAACTGTATGCTATGGCAACCACCATCCCATCTTCTGATAGTCATTTGAAAACTATTATATTGACCAATGCTGACTACCAGGGATCATGGACAGATAATCTTCTAAATAATCAAGAATCGGACTGGGTCGACCTTAGATATGGATTTAATCTGATTTCTACGCCCATCTCTTATGTGTATCCAGACCCGCAAGATTATCCTGATAAAATCAGGATACAACATACTAGACTCCCATCCGCCATATGGGCAAGAGAGTATGAATGCCTCTTCGTTTCGGGTGGCGAAAGCCCGTTCACAGTCTCTAAAATAGCCTCCAAGGGACTTGGGGAGGGGGTTGGGCAGATGGTACTGGCATACGACCCTGGATTCGTTGCAGACCCTGCTGGATGGGTCGTGTGCAAACAGACTAATAAAAACGTAGAAGTAGTTGACTGCGGCATGGACTGGGGCAAAACCACGGATGAGCAACAGGCTAAGATTAAATCTCTCGTCAAATTGCATGGCATCACAAAGATATTGGTTGACCCAGGCGTGGCTGGACTAACATTGGCTGGGAATTTAGAAAGATCTCGTATGGCCTCCGTTGAGAAACTGGCTGTTAATAGTAAACGATATACAACCTGGACGAGGGAACTCTCTATGATAATAGAGGAAGGGAGATTATCAATTCCAGATGAGACGGTGAAATCTATTATTTCTTCTCAGTTATTAGCTATTTCAGAAAAAGAAGGGAAGGTGAATGTACCCAGGACCAGGATAGGTCAACGACAATGCCACCAAGATGTTGCCGTTGCCCTGTTAATGGTTATGAGTCGCATGGGAGGGAATAACTCAGATAAAATGATAACAGTACGTCAAGACCTGTCCCGCCTCAGACGTCAGATTAAATTCTAAGACACCTAGGTCATCCTCTAATGGATTTGTAATGGTTTCCTATACCAGGGCATGGGTTTTAGAATAGAATCTCTTAGAATGGATTACAAGAGCTTGGATATTCCACGGGTGTGAATTGAAACTGCTTACTTTACTTACGTCATATAATAGAAACAAGAAGACCCCAAATAGGTCTAAAATAAAGCCTAATTAGGGTCTGATAATGGCAAAATGAGGTGCGCCAGTCCCTCAGGCTGTGCTCCGCATAGATACTGGCTATAATAGAGTAAGTTTCTCTAAAACAGTCTCTGTTTACTTACCTAAGGGTATAGAGGGGGTGGGAGGATGAGTTTAGGGCTGCATCTCTGCATCTGCATCTGCATCTGAAACACCAACATCTTCTGAAAACAAATCAACTGGAGCACAAAGAGTACGTTCTATTTTCTCTCCAAGAGGAGAGCACATGTTCAAGCCCTGGAAATCGATGCAAGCTCTTGCAGGGTCATTTGCACAATCCACGGCGATGCTACCTGCAATTCTACTGCCATCACCTGATACGTAGTATGTATCCCCATCAAGACCAACGCCAACAGTAATATCTCCAGAACCAACAGAAGAATTAATGCCATTAGGACCTAATGACAGGTCAACTACAGGTACAGGTCCACCACAAGACACAATGGCAATCACGGCTCCCAAAATGGATGCCATGATCACAGAGTTTATAACAGTTAGTTTAGATTTATTATTCATGTTCCTCAGTAATTAAGTTATTTGTTGTTGATTCTAAGATAACCAATCGATCAATGTAATCGTTTAATTCATCCTCTACGCTACCCAGCGTATCTCTAAGCTCTTGAAACTCTTGGTAGTCCATATCAAACACGAATGGCTCAACAATGCTCTCAGAGGGATTATACAAATGTGTATAAACTGGAGAAGCTGAGCATATTGCAAGAGCTAGGAAAACTAGAAGGACTTTTATTCTATTATTCTGACTCATACAAACCTCCAAAGTTACAGGATGAATGATTTTCCCCCGCATAAGTTATGATAAAACCAAGCCTATTTATTTGATTATCAAAAGAGTCAAGTCTATCATCAATACTTTCGTCAATTTTAATTTCTAGACGAGAGATTCTATCTGAATTATCGGTAATCTCAGTCAAAGCCTGTTCTATACGGTTAGAAATAACAGTTAATTCAACATTCGAGCTATCGACAGAATCCGCTGTTTTATTTGAAACTATAAAATCCATACCTTGAGAGCCAAGGGTCATCATAAGTAATATCGCTACTATAGGATTCTTTTTTAAATCATTGATAGTCATCATCGATGATGTAGCTTCGTTCTTTTCGCTAGACATTATAAGACCCTCTCTATCTTTTATTACCTCAGATAGATTTACATTATGAATTAAGGGTTGGCAGAAGCAAGAACTGGCTCGAAAACCTCGAAACCAGCAACGTAACCGACTGCTCCAGTATTCCTTCTTGCATACACCTCAATCTGATATAAATCTCCTGCTGTCATGGGAACTGGAAGAGGAATGGCTCCAGTCGACCAAGCATAAGTAGCTGTGGAATTAGTCACGGATACAGAAGACCAAGATCCTGGTGATGTTAATTGTCCATCATTTGAAATAGAACCAATTGTTCTAAATCTGAACGTGACCTGAGCATAACGTAACCTTGCACGGCAATAAAGAAATCCTGTATTGGTAGAAACTCCAGCTAGATTTGTTGAAAAGTTGTTTGTACCTGGAAGAACGGCAGGTAAAGTAAAGATATTACCCATACTTAATGCGGTATATTCGGTCGTTGATGGAATTGCATATGATCTAGCATTAAGATTAGATGCATCATCAACATCTGAGCGCATTTCTGAAATTAAAGACTGCATACCATGTGTGATATATGTAATTCTATCGTTATCCGCCATTGTAGAAAAGGATTCTTTCCTAATAAAACCATTGGCTGCGCCTTCATTATCCCGGAATGTAGTTGATTTTGTGACTGTATATCCCATATTTAAACTCTCCTATTATGTAACAATATCATCTTCACCACCCGTTCTTCCGATTTCAAAAACTACATGTCGAATAATCTGAGTTTGGTCGAATCTCCCTGCATCATCAAACTCAGGATCATGAATTTGGGTGAATATATTAGGTTCAAAATCTCTGGTAAATCCATCTGATAAATTTCCGAATGCAAAACTGGATATATTGTAACTCAAAGGGTATTCTCTAAGTATATTCGTAATTGGAATTAAATCTGCATTACTCACATTTAATCCACCCATATCATTTGCCACCTTGTAATACTGGTCCACGGGAATACCAACATTAGGGCCTGAGAATATAGTAGTAGCTCCAATGTTGAGGTAGAAAATTCTGCCCATAATATCCAGTTATGCTTAATTGATTAGACTGAACATCATCTCTTGATGTAGTACCAGATAACGTCCAACTAGTTCCCCTCAAAATATAAGGATCGATGAAAAAGCCTTCTGGTGTCTGTCTGTATTCATTTATAAGTTGAGATATAAAACCAACGGCAATATACTCCTGGCTATTGTAAACTTGATTAGAATACATATAATCAACATCCTTATCCACGCTGGCGGCTGCCATTTGCGCTCTAGATCCAGTCAACCAAAAACCATGAGATAACCTTTGTAATTGTGTGTTAACTCCATCTGGCAAAAGGAATTCTGATTGTGGATCAATGTTGACCGGCATTGGTTGCATCGTTATGACGGGCGCAGCATTTTGCCTAACAAAGTTCTGCTCGTCTGAGTAACCGGAACGGAAATCTGTGACAGAACCTGCCAGAGAGCCGGTGATATTTGTAGGTTGAATGTCTCCATTCGAGTCAATAAATATAAATATATCTTGTCTCATAAGATCTTCTCCGTGACAGATACTGAAAGTAAAGTTACCTTACCAAGATCATAAATAGACACCCCAGCACCTGAAGTAAAAGTAGCTGGATTAGCGGAAGCCGGAACCTCAGGCCAAACGAACAGCTCCACATTGTTTGTTCCCCAATTTGAATCTGTTATATCTCTAGGTCTTGCTTGGATCACATGATGCCATGTGTCTTGATATGATACTGTCGGTGTGGGATTGGCGACTCCATCGGTAATCTTGACAATCTTATGATATTTACCTGGTCCATTTGTTAGAGCTGTAGTTTTACTATCAATTTCAATTGCCTTATTACCATATCTTACTCCAACAATATTAGGTGTGGCGGCCCCAGCCTCATCCACGCGAGAGCAAAAAACTAAAGCCAGCACAAACGAACCCTGTGGTTCCTTGTCAAATACTCCGTTACCCGATGTGTCGCTATCTGTGGTTCGAACTGCAAAATTATCCCCAATTACCGTTGTGGCGTTATTTTCTAAGTCTTTATTTAAATTAACATCTAACGAATAATAGCTGATATCACCAGTAGAAGACGTACCGCTGACGGAGATTGGCATCGACACATAATTATCAGCCGTAAGAATTGCACCTCTGAAAGACCCCGTAGTACTGATCCAATCAGTAGTTCCAGCAGTATTGGCGGCCCCAAAATTAGCTTCATTGAATCCCCAATCGGGCTGATATGGAATCATGGCACCAGTACTTTGGTCCAACAGTACAGCAGCAACATCTACCGGAGCATTTTCAATCTTACATGATATTCTGACTGTAAGCTCCTGAGAGCGAGCCGAAGGCATGAACCCAAGCGGTAGTATATGTGGCATGCACGGATGTGTAGAAAATTGCAACCCAATCGTCTCAGGGTTATCTGAACCTAGTCTTGCATCTGGTTGCCCCGTTAGGTTACTCCCATCCATTGCTGTAATATCTGTAGAATTTGTTGGGCCTGGATGGTAATGTGCTCCTTTTTGTTGCAATTTGTTATCCAGCATCCAAACTGCATTCTCCTTTAATATTTTTACTGGACCAGCGGCTACGGATGGACTGGTTCCTTTCTCAATCCAATCGTTAGCATTGTCCAATGGTATGTAAGCCATGTTTTATTCCCATATTGATAAGTTGTCATTCATAAACGACCAATTTGTTTCTGTATCGAAAGGCTGAACCTCTGAGGAATCCAAAGTAATGTACATTCCAGAAGTCGGCGTAATACTTGAGCCAGCTCCATTTGTGAATGGGAAATCAACAACAATAGTATTTCCAGTTATTGAGCTGATTGGCTGAGGATCAGGATCCCCTGAACCATCTATTGATAATAGATTCCAATTAGCATCATATAATAGAAGTTCATCATTAATTTCAAATGTTTCTGCATCCCTTGCATACATTTCTGGCATAGAGAACTTATTTCTTATAATATCAAATGATACATTTGAATTGATAATGTCTAGTTCGCCAGTTGGCGCCCAATTGTTATAATTGAAACTCTTAGTCTGTAGTATAACTAGTACCGTGTTGTAAAATAGTCCTTTCAATATGTCATTTTTCTGCTCAATAACAATGCCAACACCAGCTATACCACGCTCTCCAGAGGATGTATTAATGGCATTAGTAAAAGATAAGAACTTTCTCTGACCAACTCTGATGTCATTTGTATTTTGAGTTGTGAAATTAATTCGTGAGAGAACGCTGGAATATTCCCTCACCTTATCTCTACCTAGTTTAGTTATAACCTTTGTTGCAACTGGTTGAAAATCAAGGGTAATTTCAACTGGCTTAGCTTGTATGAAACTGAATAGATTAGCTCCAGGCTGAACCTCGGCAGAGTCTGTAACAGGCAACGCCGGTATTGTTTTTATAGTTTGATTATAGGCTACATCGGTGTCATCTATTCTATTCGTGATGTTTTGCCATTTATATGAAACAGAAGAAATAATATCACCACCATCAGCCTCTGACGAGAAGTCTATAGGTTGTCCTACTTCTTTAAATAAATCTGCATCAGTAAGACCGACACCAGAAATTATATTCAATTCTGCTTCGCTGGTGGGCGCGACTCCCTGAATTGGATATGCTGTGAGTTGCAGCAGTCCAGTATCTGGATTTTTTGATTGAGCAAGAACAACACCAAGAGGTCTTAATATCTTTTGTGTCAGCCATTTTGCCACATTCCCCGTATCTTTCTGTTTGATTGCGACGTTATAAAATTCAGTTCGTGCCCATCTATCAGCTCCTTTCGCTGCCTGTTCAGGTGCTCGTGGCTGGAATTCGTATGTAGTACCGTTTCCAAAGTCTTTTATTCCAAAGGATTCTAAGTCTATTCTATCTAAAGGAATACCAAGCCCCACATTGTGTGGTAAAACATCCCAAATTCCATTCGGACTATCTCCACATAGACCATCACCAGATGTTAGTACCTGAAGTAATAGCATTGCAACATTGATTTTCTTCTTATTGAATGCAACCTTTGCTAGAGGATTTATTGTATTAACTAGTTCAGTATCATCTCTTTCCAAACCAATTACAAGACCTGGAGTCTGCTCAAAAACGTGGCATAGGGAGATGTTCTTTCGTGGTCCAATAGCATTATAAGCACGTTTCGTGTAAAAATCTTCTCCAGTATCTCCCAAGTCTCTGTTAAGTCTAGTTCTATTATCTTGATCAAACTGTTGTATATATACGGCATCCCTTGTAGGCCCTCCACCTTGTGTTTCAAAATTGGAACCTATAGGCATTTCGATCTGGTCTGATCTAATTAGAAAAGAACCCTCTGATCTGGCTCTGTAATTATTAGCTAATGTACTACGGGCATCGTCCCCATCAAGTAGGGAGACTGGATATAGGTATGGATCTTGAGATAATTGATCCTCAGATGGCTCAATAGTATACCAGTTATCAACTAAAGTAGTTGCTGATCCAGTTAATCGATATGAAAGAAACCCGTTACCCTTGTACTCGCATCTGTATACATAGTTTCCATTGGTGTCAATTATTGGCTGAATATTCTGAATGTATTTTGGTTGGTCATCAGCCTGAATGTAGTTTAGATCGTCCACCCTAACAGCAGCCTTACCTATTTGTAACCATTGCCAAGATCCTTGAGAAGTCGTGGAATTAATATAAGGTATGGTATCATCCACGTCGAATTTCAATCTTTGATCTAAATTGGAATTTCTAGCTTTATCCAGTACAAGGGAAGCTCCTGCAAGTTTTGCCTGAAATGTCTGCCTAAAACCTGTAATAGAAACATCTGAGATTTCTAAAGTAAACTTGGTTTGGTTATCCACAATTAATAGGTTTTCAACGATGCCGAAAAACTGTTCGTCTTCTGCTGAAAGTAGAAGGGCTGAAGAATCTATTGTTAATATTTGGCAGAGCGTTCCAATTGAACCTGGGAGAGGCTGTAATACTGTTGATTTAGGGACGTGATTCACAGCTTGGGTGCGAAGTACGCCGCGAGTGACAGCAAGGGAACGTTGTGTGCCAGCAGTTTGCGTTGAATCCGCGTTCAATATCATAGCTTCTTGATCAATCCAGATTGGACTAAACGAAAAGGCTGTACCATTTGTGGCATTAAATGAGGTATCTACCGCATCAGCGTTGTCTAGGACAACAGTAGGCGCAGTTGAGCGCGTGTATTTAATACCAAGATTGGTGGCGTATGCTGAACGAGCCACATTCAGGGTCATAGCTTCTGTGATTAGTTCTTTATCTGTAACGTCTTGAATATATTCCGGTCTTGACCTTAGTAATCTAATTATTGAAGGGTATGATTCGGAATAGGCCATAGTAACAGAAATGCCGCCAACTGACGCGAACCCCGCCTTATCTAGGTCGATACTCTGGCCTATTGTGAGGGAAATGCCTTCCGTGGTTTGATCTTGCCCTCTAATGATATTCCCGACCCATCTGGACTGAGCATTAGCTCCGGTGACAAAGTCTGGATGTCGAGCATTTGAATACTTATAGAAGTCTTCGATGCGTGTGGTCCCGTTAACGGCTGTACCTGTAGTTGGATTTCCAAGGGTAAACTCGCCTCTAATTGTGATTCTATTACTTGCTCCATCAGCATTTATGAGAGTATATTCTCCAGGAAAGATATTTCTGGTAGAAAGTCCTTCACACCAGACTCTTGATCCTATTTCGTCATCGATATCAAAAATGGTGGAACTATAAGCTGTGGCAAATGTTAATTCCACGTCCCAAATATCATCAGAAACATTAACTACGGAGACAACTGTAGATGTTGCCATATCAGTTGTCACATACCCCCAACCATGGAGGACCATATAAGCTATTTTGTATTGATTTGTCATTAGATTGTTCCCGCTCCTACCTTATTTGAAAGAAGAAATCCTAAGTTTACCGAGAACATCTGCCCATTTGACACGTCGTCAATGATAGATGACGTATCATTGACTCCCGTCCCTACATAATACGATTGCCAGTACTGTCCAGCCGTATCGGTCGCATCTGCTGGCCCTTGATAAATCCTGCACGATGTGTCTACACCTAATGCTGACATCATGTTAGCTAGTAGATTGTGTGGGTCTGTTGAATCGACCGAGGCCACATCAGCAAATGATTGAACTTGTTTTCTATATTCGTAGATATATGCAGCATAAACTGCTGGAAAGGACATGACCCTTCTAACTTTCTGCTCACCCCAAGTCAGCGTTTCAACTGGGAAGTCATAAGAAGCCTCTGTTTGATAGACTTCCCTTAAACTTCTCCTGTTATCTAACACAGTTAAATTATACGGTTGCCACAGTCCAGATGGATAAAAGTCATTCGCTGCAACAAATGTGACATTTGGTAAAACTCTATTAGCTGAGTCCCATCCAAAGTCCTCAAAGTTACTTGATAAAGTAATTCTATATCCGGCTGCTGCTGCTGGAACTGTATCAAAATGTATAAGAGTTCTCAACTGAACTTCGCCTAAAGATGTGACAGTATCATAAGCAGTCCAACAGGAAGCTCCTACATATCCAAAATCATTAACGAGTACATCTGTGACAACTTGGTCTAGAATGCCATTTAGACTTCTATTTCCTGCAACGGCAAGCCCACCCAAGGATGTATTCCATGTCTGACTATATCCAAGGTATGAGCCCAGAGGAATGATTGTATTATGAGTCTCAGCAGTAGATATGTTTAGAACCGTAACAGTTATTTCTGGCACAGCCACGTTATAACTGATAATTGGAAACTCAGGTGTGTTTAAATATGAAGCCATTTATTATACTCTCCTAGACTGTGATTTTCTTACAGCATCATCAACATCTCGCGAGATAGCTCTACGATCCCCAGCAAAACCTATATTAACTGTTGGGTTGATTGTTGTATTATTTCCTGCCTGAACATTGGCCCTTGGGGCTGAAACTGGAGCTGATGGAGCAGAACCAGCACCGCCTCCTCCGCCGCCGCCGAGCTTACGACCGGCCACCAGCATAGATGTACCACCGGCAATCTGGAGGGATCCAATTGGATTCAATGCTATTAGATTACCAACACCCTGAGCAATAAGGCCGGAACCTTCTGATTTTAACACGCCAGCAATTGCCTGCTTGGCTGCCTTCTTGCGCTCCTTGGCGCTTTTTCCTTCAATAGAAACAAGAGCAGCCGATAGTCCCTGAGCCTTATTTGTGATTAAAGAATCTCTTTCAGCTCTAGCTTCTTTCTCAGCAGTTGCTATTTCTAATAGTTTATCGCTTTGGCTCGCTGCTCTTTCGATGCTAATTGCGCCCATCTTGGCCAATGCGTCCAACTCTCTTTGCTTATCTGCTAATATACCATCAGTAAGCATAGTTTGAAGTTCTAATTGTTTAATAGATTCTTCTTCTTTCTGTGCCAATAGTCTTGCACCCTGTTCAGACTGGAGAGATAATAGTTTTTCTAAAGCTTGAGCTTGCGCATTGAGAGCCTCTGTGGCGGTATCTGTTGACCCACCCACGTCTTCTTGCGCCGCAGCAAACGTCGTGGCAGAGGCAGCCCCTGAAGCCATTCTAGAGGCCATACCATCAATTGCTGCGGATGCTAGTCCAACAGTTTCTGTAATAGAAGCATTTTGATCTTCTAATCTAACCAATTCTGCAACATATTCGTCTCGTGTAACGTTTGCTGCCATTTCCATAGCAGCTCTTTGTGCATTCAAAGATTCGCTGGAGGCATCAGCGTCAGCAGCAAAGTTTCTTAATACAGTAGAAGCAGCATCCAGTTGAATACTTACACCTGGAATTCTATTTGCTAGTTCTACCGAGCCGTCGACGAAGTCAGCGAGGGAACTTGCAGCCAAAGATATGGCACCTACCACAGCATCAGTTAAAACTAATCCGAAATCAATAAATGCAGATGCAAGATTAACTGTTCCAATTTGCATTAGAGGTATAATTGCTCTTATATTATTGAAACCAGTAGCTAGAAAACCAACAACCTGGATAGATGTTTGTATGGCCGTGAGGAATCCCCCAGACATGCTGACGACAAATGCATCAATTGAATCTTTATTGGCTTCAATATAGTCTGTAGCCTGTTGGATTATTGAATTAAAGGTATCAAAGACAGCGTTAGCTCCCTCACCACCAAAAATGGCACCACCCAATGCGGCGGTCATAGTATTTAATCCATTGGAGGTATTAGATAGTCTACTGGCTACTTCCTCATTTGATTCTACTGTCTTCTCTAAAATAATCTTTAGACCTTCAAATGCAAGTTTAGCGAGTTCCACAGCGGCTACAATGCCACCTATGGCTGCCAAAGTTGACACACCACCCATAGCGGCCAAACCATTTGCGGCTCCGTTAGCGGCTTGCCTGAGACTTCTAACAGATGATTCTGCTTTGTCCGACCCAGCCGAAACTGCTCGACCCATAGCCCCGGCCTGATGCGCAGCTTTATCCAAAGCTTTATCTACATCTTCCACGGCTTTTGTGACACCGTTCAAATTATCTTGTAATTGGGATAGATTATCTGAAGATGTTACTGATACGTTTGTACTGACATTGGCCATGTTTTACTGTCCCCGATGAGTTTCAAATGCTATTCATATTTACATTTTAAGAGCCGAAGAAACTATCTAGGAACTTCTCATTTGACTTAAATTCATTCTTTGCTTGATGGATACCATTGAGCACCATGATTATAGCTTGATAGTCATAATCAGTTAAATCGTGCAATGTCATATAGTTATCTTGATACAGCCCAGCTTGGATATAAATATGTTCTAAATAATTCCAAAAATGACCATACTTGTCCCTAATAACATCATAATTGTTAACTACCACGGCAATGTTACTTCCGTCCTTTGATGGATCCTGACTTATTTCTTGGGCTGCCTTGCTCGAGCAGAAGGCTTTGAGGATTTTGGGGGCATTTTTGGTGTTCCAGCCTCCTGATATGCAATACAGCAATTCTCAACAAAAGTTCTACCACATAAATTAAACCAATTAAATCTAGACTGAACGTCTGAGGGCCAAACGGAATCCTCAAAGAAACTCAAATCTACCCCTTCTATACCCACCACGGTATTTGACAATGTCTGGCGATTAAGAATGTCTAGTTGTACGTATATATCATTATTACTATCTGACTTCGCATCATCTAATGCATCCTCATCTTCTTTGGTTAATTCAATCAAGGCTTGTACATTTGCATATTTTAATGCCAACAAGATCTGTAAACTAGCTGACATACGAGATAAAGTCAGGGTAATCGGATGAACTTGTCCATCCGTATCTTCGAATTCAAAAGATACAACTTGTGTTTTGTGTGGTGAGAACATATTTTTAATACTCCATGTTTGGTTTGATTTATATCTATATATAGCACACAATAAAAAAAGGGACCACATAAGCAGTCCCTTTTCTGATATTAAGTTGCAATTAAGATTTAATT